GCTACAAGGATGGAGGATATGGTTGCTTTTGCCTTGGGTATGGCCAGGACAGATGATCCTGTTGTTGCAGTTTCGTTGATTATGCTGTATGCTAGAACCTACTATTCTGGTTCATACGTTAAAGTCCTTAAGAAGTGGTTTGACAAAATGAGTGTTGATGGGCGTAGTGGATTGGAGTTGTTTGAGAAAGCGAAGGATATGATCAATGATGTTATTGACCCCAAGGCCACCATTGCTGCTATGAGGACAGAAGCCAAGACTTCCCAAGGTCTTGGCTTGCGTGAGACTTTTCAGACTATGAGGGAATCGTCAATTGCAGATTTTCTACACCACATGATCAACGCTTTGGTCATTTTTGGTGTCGCACCTACATACGCCGATACGATGTTGGGAAAAGGTGTTTATGATTTCGTGAGGTACAGGTCCAAGACTGCACCCTCAACATATGATGTTTTGGATTCTATGTTTTTTATGGTTGATTGGATTGCAGGCAAGTTGGTGCCAGCTATTCAGAACAAGGATTGGTCCATTCTGATAGCCGATGAGGATGTGAACTCTCTTAATGATGATTGGGTTAAAATCAATCGTTGGGCTGACGCTGCTGCACGTGGTCAATTTAAGATTGTTGCCGAAGAGGCTAAGATACAGGATGAAATGGATCTTATGTATCTAATTGAGCAGTGCGCAATTGCTCACGGAGTCATGAAGTCTCTTGGGAGGAATTGTCCAATGAACATGGAGATTCTGTGTCAGAGGATAGTGAAGTTGAATAAGATGGCCCTCGACCTATCCGCCATTATGCACACCAAGCCCATTCGTGTCAAACCGTATGGTGTCCTTGTTGCTGGTGGTTCTGGTGTCAATAAGTCTGACATAGTTACCATCTTAAATGGACATCTGTGTGCTGTGAACGGGTTTCGGTGTGATGAAAATTCAGTGTTTCACTCAAATGGAGATGATAAATACCAGTCTGAGTTTAGAACCTCACATGTGACATTCATTTTTGATGATATGTGTAATACAAGATCAGAGCATGCTGATGGGAACCC